GTGATGAGTAAATGAATAATGAAAAATTACTTAAAGCCGCACTCTCAAGAATAAATGAAAATGAAACTATAGTTCCGCTTGATAAATTGAAAGAATTGTGCGATAAAATTCAAATGTTGATTGATTCGATGTTTGTTGAAAATTTAATTGATATAGTAGAAGACATTAGACAGATAGAAGAATCAATGGCATTTTTAACAGTAAAATATGAAAGTAATTTGAGTGAAGCTGGTATGGCAGAACTTGTAGTATATTGGATTAATTTTCATAACTCTGAAAATATTGATAAATGTGATGAATAGATGAATGAGATATTTAATTTCATTAAGAAAACAACTGAGAATTTTTCTATATGTAAATATCGTAGAAGTAATGGGAGTGTTGAATTGATGGGGTTGGATGTATGTTTGAATCCTTTCATTGAAGGATTTGTAATACTTGAACATTTAGATATTAGGGGAACACTTTAATGATTGAACAAGTTAAGATTAAAAAATTGATTCAAAGTGCTGTTATTCCTGAATATGCTACCGATGGTTCAGCTTGTTTTGATTTGGTTGCGGTAAGTGTAGAGTGGAATCAAGAATATGGATTTCTTGAATATGGAACTGGATTATCTTTTCAAGTACCAACTGGATATAAGGGAAGTATAGTTCCTCGAAGTTCAATTAGTAAATATGACTTGATGTTGACTAATCATCGTGGTATCATAGATGAAGATTATACAGGCGAGATAAAATTTCGATTTAAGATTACTGGTAACAAGGATATTCAAGAAGCAAGAGTTTATAATATTGGTGATAGAATCGGCCAAATGGAATTTGAAAAGGTATATAAAGTAGCTTCGTTTATTGAAGTTGATTCGTTGGAAGAAACTGACAGGGGTGATGGTGGTTTTGGAAGTTCGGGAAGATAGGAGAATAAATGGAAAAGGTTCATACATCTAATTTAGAACAATTTAAGCAACAATTAGCTGGTGAAAAATCAGATATTGAAATACCGTTGACTGATAGGAAAGTGTTTGAAGTTGTGAAGAATATAGTTGTTACTATTCCTGCAAGTTATGCTGGGGTAGGACACATTAGAACTATATTTCCTTCAAATTATTTGAATGCTATTTTTGGAAAATCTAACAAACTTCAAACTATAGTGTCTCCTTTTTTTCCAACTCAAAAAGATATTCTGTTGAGAACCAAGGCTATATGGTTTCAGCGTGTAATGAATCCTAAACACGTTGATATTATAGAGCAATATCGACAGAAAAAAGATGCATTGAAGATCAAGATGGTTTATGATATAGATGATTTTATATGGAAGGGTGACAGGGAAGGTGAGTGTATACCAGAATATAATAATGGTAGAGAAGGTGTAACCGATGAGATTAGATCTGCTTCTGTTGAAATCATGAAACGAATGGATTTGATTACTGTTAGTAGTCAATTTCTTGGTGATTATATTACTAATACGTTGAACGTAGATGTTCCTATTAGGTTGCTTGAAAATAGAGTATTCAAAGCGTTTTGGGGAGACCAAAGAAAAAGTCCAATAGTAAAGAAAATAGAAAAGCCTAAAATCATATGGACGGCTTCGCCTACGCATTGGAGCGATAGGCTTGGATTAAAGGGTGATATTGATAATGCTTGGTGTGAATATGTATTGAAAAATGTAAAGGATGGTAAGATACAATTTTTCAATATGGGATGTAATAAGGTTCCTTTCTATTTTAAAGAACTTGAAGGTCATAAGGATTATTTCATTGTTCCTTGGACAAATAGCTATTTGTATCATTTGCCAGTTAAAAAGATAAACGCAGATTTTTCGATTGGACCATTAGTTCCTAACTTTTTCAACTATTCAAAGTCTTGTATTAAGATGCAGGAATCATACGCTAATGGAAGTGCTTTTATTGGAACTACATTTACAAATGGATATACTTCACCATATGATAATTCTTTTTTGACATTAAAAGATAACTGTACAGTAAAAGATATTGAAGATATGATTGATGAATATAGCGAGCCAGAAAAGTACAACGAAATTATCACTAAACAATATGACGCAATGAAAGATAATGATTGGTATTATGAATCTGCTGGTTATATCAAACAGTTATTAGATTGTTTATCGTAAAGGATAATAAATGTTTCTTAATGTATATTACGATGCATATAAAGACAAAATTTATCATAGATATATTGATGAAAATGGTAAAAGGAGGGTGGAGAAGGTTGACCCAGTATATGAATATTATACATATGATAGTTCGGGAGAATCACCAATTAAAGATATTTTTGGCGTTCCAGTTGTAAAGAAAATAGCAAAAGATAAGAAAACTTACAAAGACATTTCAAAGAGGTCTAAGGTATGGGAATCTGATTTACCGGTTGACATGAAATTCTTACATCAACGGTGGGGACATAAAGAAAGAAAACTTGACATTTCCAATTTTCAAATAGCCTATATTGATATAGAATGTGAGGGGAAGGTTGATTTTACAAATTTACAGGGTGCAAAAACGCCAATCAATCTTATTACTGTTGGGTTATCAAAACAAAATGAATATTATACGTTTGGAACGAGAGAGTATACGGGTGGTAAAGTTTCTAACTATTTTTGGATTCCAGATGAAAAACGCCTTGTTGAAAAGGTTATTGAATTTTTACGTAGAGCTAAGGTTGATGTTTTTACTGGGTGGAACATTAACGCAAATCACAACCAGCGTTCAAAAGTAAATGGTTTTGATATTCCATATGTGATTTATAGATGTGTTGTGTTGGGGATTGATTACACTAAACTTTCTCCATACGACATAGTAAGAGAAGTAAAAGAAAATCAATTTGAAATAGCTGGCTCTTCAATTCTTGATTATGAGGCACTTTACAAAAAATTTGAAAGGGTGAGGCGGCAGAATTACAAACTTAATACCATTGCTAACATTGAATTGGGTGAAGGTAAGTTAGATTTTGATGGCTCGTTCAGTGATATATTTTTAACTGACTGGAATAAGTTTGTTGAATATAATGTACAGGATGTTAAACTGATTGTTAATCTTGAGAATCATCCAAATAAGGGTAAAAAATATATTGAATTAGCCCTTCAAACGTGCTACCAATCTCTTATTCCGTTTGATAGGATATACTCAACTGTTCAAATGGAAACTGGCTACATTCTTGATTTCATGCACAAACAGAATCTTGTTATAAACAATAAACTTTTGTCAAGTAGTGAAGATAAGGTTCCGGGTGCATATGTATATATGAAACGTGGATTGACAGATTTTATAATGACGTATGATTTTAAGTCAATGTATCCATATCTTATTTTACAGTATGGCATTTCTCCTGAAAATCTTGTAATGAATCCAGATAACATTGATGGTTTAAGCAAAACCCCATTGTCTGAAACAAAAGTGTGGGAGGTTGCAGATGGAACAGTTAAGGTTGGTGGGGTGTATTATAAAAAAAATGATAACGCGGTAATTCCTTCGGTTACTCGAAAGATACTTAAAGAGCGCGAAGAGTTTAAGAATAAGAAAAAGATTAGTGAGGCGATGAAGCAGGGGCACGATGTTTCTACGATTGCAAAGAGTATGAAACTCGATTATGATTTTGTAAAGGAAGTTCACAATGAAATTTTGAGAGAAGGGTTTAGTTCAAAATATTATGATGCTCAACAGAATGTAAGAAAAATTTATGCAAATTCGCTTTATGGTATTCTGAACTCTAAGTATTTTCATTACTATAATACTAACAATGCAATGGCGATTACTCTTGGTGGTCAAGAGCTTATTAAGCATGTTTCTGAGAAGCTAAATAAGTATGTTAAGTTGTCTTGGCATGTCATGGCTCATAAGTTAGTTCCTGAATATGTTAAAGTCAAAGATATTGAGCCCGTGAAAGACGATGTTGTTATTCTTATTGACACCGATTCAAATGGTTTTACTTTACAGGAAATGATTAAGAATGCCGGAATAGTATTCAAAGATAATCAAGATTTTATAAATTTTTGCCAGATACTTGAGGTCAAATATTTTGATACGTTCTTCAATAAAATACTTGACATTTATGCAGCAAAATATGGTGTTGAAAATAAGATGGTGTTTAAGCGTGAGAAAATTGGAACTAAATTTTTTTCTAATGTGAAAAAGAGGTACTTGGTTGAAGTATTAGATAATGAAGGTGTTACGTATTCCGAACCACAATATGACAATAAAGGCATTGAAACAGTAAGAACAGATACGCCGACGTTTTGTAGGGAATATCTTGAAAAATTATTGATTTTTATGCTTCACAATTCCAAAGAAGACACTCTGAAATATATGAAATATATCAAGGATAAGTTTAAAAAAGCTCCTATTGAAGATATAGCCATACCGAAAGGGGTTTCGGATTATGATAAATATGCACTCCCCATTGACAATTACCTAAAGAAAGGTTTATTTTACAAGTCAAAATGTCCGATTCATAACAAAGCAGCTATAAATTACAATTATTTGATAACTAAATATCATTTGAATTATGAAACTGTTGTAAATGGAACAGCTATAAAATTCTTTCATATAAATCCAAAAAATGAATTGAAACAAGAGGTTGTGGGTTTTATTGGGAAGTTTCCGAAAGAGTTTTTAGATAAATTTCAAATAGATTATGATTACATGTGGAATAGAACGTTTCAAAACATAATTCAGCGTTATTTTTATGTTCTTGGGTGGGGAGATGTGACATTCAAGAAAACTGATTTTTCTAAATTCATAAAGTAGAGGTGGTTTGTGTGGAAGATAAAGAAAACTTAGACAGTGTTGAATTTCATCCGGTTGTTATGATTGGTGTATCGTGTGAATTTGAAGATGTGTTTTTTCCTTGGCTTGAATCTTCTTGTGACGCATTAAACATAAACATAGAAAAGGAAACTGACTACGTTGAAACTTTTCTCAAGATTCAGAGAATTGCAAATACTAAATTTGAGTACGTGTTTATAAGTGGTGTTGAGTGTTTGTATATGTCCGATAAAGTGTGTTTTGTCGGGATTGGAGTTCAAGAGTTTCCAGAAAGTAGTTCAATTAAAAGATTGAAAATAGATTTATATGAAGATTTTGAAAAAATGAATTTGGTTAGTTCTGATATGGGTGGGCTTGAATTGATAAATTTTTGGGCCGATTTGTTGATAATTGAAAAAGGAGATGAGAATGTCAAATAAATCCAGTGGTAATAGTATGGTTAGTAAAATTTTGAGTGTATCAAAGAATAAGTATATAAACACTGTTTCTAATTCAGAGTTTTACAATAGAGAACAGGAATCTGTGATAACTGATATTCCTCTTCTTAATGTCGCGTGTAGTAGTAAGATTGACGTTGGTTTAAAGTCTGGTATTCTTACAGTTGCAGGAGAATCTAAACATTTTAAGTCAATGTTTGGCCTTTACTTTGTTGAGGCATTTTTGAAAAAGGATAGTGAAAATGTAGTTGTTTTTGTTGATTCTGAATTTGGTGTTCCAAAGGAATATCTTGAGAAGTTTGATTTAGATTGGGATAGAATTGTTCATGCTCCGATCAATTGTGTAGAAGATTTGAAACATGAATTAGTAACTCAAATTGACGCTTTTAAGAGCGATAAGAAAAAACCAAAAGTTATGTTTTTTCTTGATTCACTTGGCAATCTCGCTTCACGTAAAGAACTTGAAGATGCACTTGAAGGTAAAGAAAAAGCAGATATGACACGGGCGAAGTCAATTAAAAGTCTTTTTCGTATGATAACGGTAGATTTGAAATTGCTTGATATTCCAATGGTAATTATCAATCATACATACAAGGCTCAGGATGCCCCCAATCCAAAATATGCCCCCACGGTTGTGGGTGGTGGAACTGGAGCTATATATTCTTCTGATTACATATGGATTATTAAACGTAAAAAAGAAAAAGATGGTAGAGATGTTTTGGGCTATGAATTTAATATTAAGATTGAAAAGGGGCGTGGGATTAAAGAGGAATCTACTTTACCAGTTCGGGTTTATTGGGATTCTGGTATTCATAAATGGGCTGGTTTTTCTGAACTTGCGGTTGAATTTGGTATTGTAGAACGTATTAAACTTGGCCGAAGAGCGGGTATTAAGTTTAATGATATGGAAATTGATTCTGGTATTGAAGATAGTGATGATGAATTTTGGAATTATGTTTTAGATAATTCAGATTTGGCAGATAAAATTTATTCTAAATATAAAGGTTGATAAATGTCAAAATACAATCCATATTCATTGGAAATGATTCCCACGGAAGATTTGATGAATGAGATTAAGCGTAGGAGCTATAAGGAAACTTTCATAGCGTGTTTTAAGGATAATGATCCAGAAACACCGGGCGAGTTTAAATTTTTCATGAGTGGTAATATTGAAGATAGAGTGTGTCTTATTAAATATTTGGACTATGTTGCTGGAAATGAATTTTTGAATAGTTTGAATATTTATCAATAAAGAAGAGAGGTGTATCATCGATCCGCTATTTTATGAAAAAGTGGTGTTGAAGTTAATATTGACTGATAGTAAGATAAGGGATAAAGTTTTCCCTTATCTTGACTTGAAGATTTTCGATAATTTCGGTTGTAAAGAGATAGTAAAAAAGATAAAGCAATTTGAGAGTAAATACGATTCATTTCCATCATTCAAAGACCTTAAACTTTTCATTGATAAAAAAGATGTATATGAAGAACTGGATAATATAAACAATTTAGACATATCTGATTATAAAAATGAGATTGTTTTAGATAATGTAAAGGAGTTTATTAAGGGTAAGTTGATTTTTAATTACCTTGCTCTTGCTCATGAAAAATTAAACGATGGTAATCTTGATGATATAGGTCCGTTTGCTGATAAACTGAAAGAAGCTAATTCATTTAGTTTTGATGATAATGTTGGTCTTGATTTATTTTCTGATGAAGGCGAACAGTTGATGTATGAACATCTTCATTCTGAGGATGAATGTATACCTACTGGAATTTTAGGTTTTGATGAAATGATAAGGGGGGGTTTGCACAGAAAGAGCGTTACGGTCTTCGTCGCGCAGTCGAACTTAGGCAAAACTTTGATCAAGTGCGCGGTTGCAGCTAACATGATTCTCAATAATCAGAAAGTTGTATATGTGACGTGTGAATTATCTGAGCCATATGTTGGTGAACGTATTCTTCAAAATATGTTTAACGTTGATAGGGATAGATTAGGAAATCTTTCAAGAGAAGAGTTTGGTAGGGTTTATAAAAAATTTAAAGAAAAGATTAAGAATAATCTCATTATCAAAAAGTATGGTGCTGGTAAGTCAAATGTGAATCATCTTAAAATGTTGTTTAAGGAACTTCACGATAAAAAGAAATTTGTTCCAGACATATTACTTCTTGATTATCTTGGTATTTTTGGTGCTTATGGCGCTACAAAAAATTCAAATTCTAATGATATTGGAAAGCTCAAATGTCAAGAACTTGAAGCATTTGCGTATGAATATGATGTTCCGGTATTGACAAGTGCCCAAAGTAATAGGTCTGGTTATGGTAGAAGTGATATTGATCCAACTCACATAGCTGATGCAATCGGTATTTTTACTGAAACTGATGTGGTTATAGGAGTAACACAAACAGAAGAATTACGTGAACTTGACCCGCCACAATTTACATGGTTATTGTTGAAAAATAGGTTTGGTTTGAATTTAAAGCAATTACAGGTTGGAATATGTTATGAGAAAATGAAATTATATAATTTAGATTCAGATGGTCTTGTGATTGGAAATTCCAAAGAGTTAGAAAAGGATAAGTCTGACAAGATAGAATCTGTATCTAAACATTTGGATGAACAATTTGGTATCGGTAAAAAGAAAAAAGTAATGAAAGATTATTTGGAAATTGAAGAATAGGAGCGTTTATGTCAACATATTTTACAGATGATAGTTATCACAATTATCTTGATTTTATGGATGAGGAAGTTAGTCGCCGTGGATTCTATAAATATTTAGAAATGTTTGAAGTAGATTTGAGCAAGTTTTTTGAGACTGGAAATACTTGTGATAAAAATTTGAAGCAAAAGTTCAATATACTTTTGAGAAAAATCAAACAAAAATATTGCGTTCCGATATATGAAAGTGTTAATTTTATTGAACAGGATTTTGCAGAAGTGGGGGTCATTCTTAAAATGCTTGATGATAGAAACTGGACCATTGTGAAGTATGAACTTTCTAAGAAATATGGTAAGGTAATTAAGAACAATAACATGTTGAAGTTTTTTGTGAAATGAAATATTCAAGGTTGATGGTATTTTCAATTTTTCTTCACGTTCAAAGACAACTTGAACGCAAGAAAAAGGTTTTCTTTTCTGATAAAATTAATCCAATCAGTAATCGTGTTTTTGATAGGTCATCGATATATGTTAGGAGTAACGTAAACAGAATATACAATGAGATTGAGAATAGCTATTATACATTGAACGATTATATGATTGCTTTGTTGTGTAGTAAACTTGATGGTAAGTTTGATTTTAGAATGGTTAGAAAGAAAGAAATAGTACAATTGAAAGGGGTTTTCAATGAAAAGAGATTGAGTGCTGATAAGGAATTTTTATTGGCACTTAAAAGAAAATTATCTTTGAATATGAAAGATTTGTTTGGGTTGCGCGAGAATCAAGAAAGTATTATTTTTGAATTGTTAGAAAAAGAGTACATATCTGATGCATTTTCTGTAAAATACAGTGACTATTTTTTGGATGATTATTTAGACCAAAAAAGAAATAAATATGTTAAGGTTTGTAAAGTTTTGAATAGTTTTTTTAATGTTAAGGAGTTTGGTTATGGCGAAGAAATTTGGAGCAATTGATTGGGATTCTTTGAATAAGAAGATGGATGATGAGAATCAGAAGGGTCAGCGAGAAACAAAGAAAAAACACGATGAGCGTTTTTATTATCCTGATGTAGATGCAGAAGGTAATTTTAAGGGTAAAATTCGTTTTCTTCCTTCTCATGATTTGGTGTCTTCTCCGATTGTTAAGACAATTAAGCATAATTTTAAGGACAAGAATGGGTATTTTAA